TGCTGTCTGCCGTCTCAGTGGTGCCCATAGTACACTGATATTCCTGTCTGTCTAGTCTTGTATTCTCCTTGTCCCTATGTTACTCGCGTGTGTCGCGTGGTCATTAACCTGCTGTCCTGCATGCGCGTATACCTGATGCCGTGGTCTGCTGTCAAGGTCTGTCATTCGGTCTGGTGGTCTGGTCTTGACATCGTGGTCTGTTGTGTGGTGGCTTGCTCTATGCTGTTCTTCTGGCTTAGACAGATATGACCGTTCGTGTCAAGTCCTCTAAGCATTCAAAGGGTATCGCGTTTCCCTTTGCTATAGTGGCCCAATTAGAAAACAGCTCCCAGCTCCCCCAATCCCGCACAGCCAAAAGAAGACAGTGTGCCCTTGTGCCTGCTCGCCCTTGTCCTATTGCCGTCTTGTGCGCGTTCTCAGCCCTTCTCAGCCCTGTATTGCCGTGCCCTGTACCTTTGTCGCGGCCCATATCACAAATGTGTTGACAGCCCGGCTAACAGGCCCCATACTGGCCCCGTCAACATCGACAGCAGCGGAGCGAATACCCTATGGCCAGCCTTCCCTAATCAGCGCGCCCGACATTCTGCGCAGGGCACATGGGGGAACCGCGCGTTCTTTATGTCCGGGAGAGCTGGCGCCTACAAGAATCATTTTTGGGTCTGAGCTTCTGGAGCGAATCCTCGGAGCGCGTTGCAGTAATCCAAGGCGTCTGCATAGTCCAGCAAACCCCGCGTGAGGCCGCCCACCGTCGCCGTGGAGACGATTGGGTGAGGACACGGTACGTCAGGGTCTGTCGGCGCAGTGGAGACGCTTGCACAGGCTGTCAGCCACAGCATCAGGGACGCTAGCACGGTCAAACTCAGGTGCCGAGCGCAGAGCCGAGTCGAGGTCAGCTTTCGTTTTAGTCGAGAGCTTCTGTACGCCCGTGACAGCAGCCTGAATCCTACGCTGAGAGGCGCGCAGATCGTCGATAGCGGTCTTTTGTTCATCGAGTTGTGTCCTTGCCTCGGTCAGAGCCGAGCGCGTGTCGTAGAGGCCCACAGCGAGCAGGAGCATAAGCACTCCCGCAGCGATGTAGGTCAGTATTGTCCTCGCCATAGATTGGCCTCGTTGATTCTGCGGAGATAAACCCCGTAGCAGTTGTTGGCCCGCACACTGCAATCCCGCTTCTTAGCGTACTTCCACCGGATGAACTGCTTGCCTGCGTCCTCGTAGCGACCTTGGTTGATCAAGGTGAACATGGTGGACGTGGTGCAGTTGTAGTTCCCGACGTTAAAGCAGAAGGAGACGAGTGCATCGAACTCGTATTGATAGAGCGGCACCTTGATCGCACGCTTGATGGCAGCCGAGGCCGAGTTGACGTCAGTCCTTAACAGCTCGGCGCATTCAGCGTCGGTGTAGACTAAGCCTAAGCGAACCTCGGGGCCAGTGTGCCCAGTGCAGATGGTCGGCTTGCCAATCGAATCGAGATATGCCCGGTTAACGGTTCCCTCTTCGTGTTGGATAAAGCCGATACCAGCAGCGGATAGACCAAGAGCCGCTACCGCCGTGCGCGCTACGCGTCCGACGAGAGCAGCCTTAGACATAAGTCACCTCACGCTTCTACTTGTTCAGCGACTACGATGCTAGTGATTGCACCTGCCACGACGGTGAAAGTGAACTCAGTGCCGTTGAAGATCAGGGTCTGGCCGTTAGTAACCTTGGCCTCGGCTGGGTTAGGTGCGCCCGGATCCACGTAGCCCGGAGTAGCGTTCAGCGCGGCTTGGAAGAACGCAACGAGTGCAGGAGAGGTCAGGCCGGATTGATCCTTGCGGATTTCAGCAGCGGAGATTGCTTTGGTCGCGACCTTACGCAGTTCGTGGCCGCAGTTGATAACGCCCGGGGATGGGAGGTGGGAGAAGTTCATCGTCTTGTCTTCCTTGCAGTAGGGTTGGCGAATTGCCGGACGCCGCGTTGTGCGGCAGATGTGTAACGGTTGTGGCTAAGCGGGTCTTGCATGAACTTCACTAGCTCGGCGTCACGGACGGATTGCGCAACGAGTGCGGAGTCCTGTGCGAGAGCGTTGATGAAGTGCGCTACGGCGATGCTGAGTGCGTCGAGCCGGTCGTCTTTGACCAGCGCGCCTCTGTCGCGAGTGAGCTTAATGAACTGGTGCATCAGGGTGAAGATCTGGCGCTTGTCAGCAGGCTTGCCGAGGGTCGAACCCCAGTCGTCAGTGATGACGCTTTCGTCGAAGACGAGTGCGCCACGCGCTGCAATTGGCTCCAGAGTGTCGGCGATACGCTGCTCTTTCTGCCCGGTCTGGTAGACCTCTTGGACAGCGCAGGTGACGCCCTCAGCACGCAGCAGAGGCAGCAGCACCTGAGTAAAGGCACCGTGGCCCATGTTCTTCTCGATCAGGATCACATGGGGATCCCAGCGCTTGCAGTAGGCTACGAGCTTCTTGAGCGAAGCCTCGTCAAAGCCACCGGGCATACCCTCGACCGAGCGGACGAAGATGTTACCGGCGAGCTGTTCCACGCAGGCTACACCAGTCTCGTCGCCGTTCTTACCGCCGCCAGCAGGGTCGATGGCGACTACGCGGGCCGCTGGGTTAGCGAACTCCTTGCCGACATCCATTGCGCTGGAGCAGTGGAACTTGAGCGAGCCAACTTGGAACTGCCGCAGATGCTCGGCGCTGATCCCACGCACAAAGTGCATAGGGAGTTGCGCACCGAGGTTCATGACGACGATGTGTTGGGCCTTGAGTGGGTAGCGCTCCATGTCGCTCAGGAGCGTGCACAGCATGTGCTGGAGCTGGAAGTAGGCTGGCCCCTGCTTGTTCTCCTTGGAGAGCAGTGTGGCCTCGCCCAGCAGCTCAGGATCGACTGGCTGGCCGGATCGACCGGTAGGGCCGCCGCCAATGCGCAGCGATGGGTCGCGCATCATGCGTTGCTTGATGTACGGTGCCAGATGCTCGCCGTATGCCGGTTCCTCGTCCTCGGTAGGGTAGCGACCGGGCCAGATGCGGAGGCCGAAGCCTGCTGCCGGGAGCGTGTTGTACACCGAAGAGTCAGTCTGCGGGGTGCCGAGGAAGATCACACGGCCTTGGCGTTCGATAACGCCGCCCTCGGTCACACGGTCAACTGCGATGGACGGGAAGTCCCGGATCTGCTGGAGCAGAAGCTCGCGGTTGGTTGCGGTGCGGGAGTTCTTGTGCGATTCTACGTCGTCCGCGATCAGAAGGTCTGCACGCTTACCTTGCAGGTTGCCGCCGATACCGATACACGCGACGGATGGCGACTTGTCCACACCCTTGAGGGAGTAGTGAACGTCGAACTTCTCCACCGATACCCGGTCGCCCTTCTGTTGGTCAGGGCGCAGGCACGCCAGAATGTCCATGCTCATAATGAGTCGGACGATCAGCGTCGAGATTTCGTTTGCCTGCGTACCACCAGCCGAGATAATCAGCACACGGGAACGCGGGTCTTGAATGAGTGTCCAGACCGCGAATAGTGCGGTAATGGTGGACTTCGCCTGAGAGCGCTGAGCTTGTACCATCAGGTCTTTCGGGCCGTACTCAAGGTACAGGCCAATGTCTTTCTGGATCGCCGTTGTGCCGAAGCCCAAGAACTTCATGCCGATAATCAGAAACGGCAAGAAGTTCTGGAACGTCTGCTGCAACAGCGCCAACTGAGCGTGGCGCGGCGTCTTCATTAATGGGGCACTCCCATCCATTGCTTAGCCTCGTCCATGATCCCGGCCAGTTCGTCTTGATTGACGGAGCCTTTAAGATCGCGGGCAAGCTGCTCACCCAAGCGGGCAAGGTCTTTATCGCCGCCGGGTTCGGCAGTGATGTTGTTGTCTTTCAGGAACGCTCGCACAACGGCGAGGTCGTTAGAGGTCAAGGGAATGTAGCCCTCGTCCTCGAAGCTAAGCTCTGCGGCTGCGAAGCGATGTTCCCAATAAGCGGTGAACATCGCATGCAAACCACCAAGCCGATCAGAAGAAGCGGCCATGTGTCATTTCCTTTTGAAACGGTCGTAGAGGTAGAAGCCTGCTTGAAGCAGAATCCACGCACCAGCAAGCCACTGCACCGCCGAGGCGATGGGGAAGTTGGCGAAGTGGTCATAGAAAGTTGCGCCGCCGACAACCACAGTCGGGGTATTACGAGTCACCACGTCTGCGGCGTCATGCGTGAACATACTTACTCCATTGCTTTAATCTGGATACGAAGGTTCCGGGCGAGTTCAATCTCTTCCGGTGTTGCTAAGCCCAGCATAACGTCAGGCAGGATCTTATCCAGTTCTGCTTGCAGGTCTTCTTTTGTTACTGCCGGGCGTTCATACTCAGCGATCTTACCGGCAAGACCAGCCAAGATGTGATCGTAGATCGCCCGGCCATGAGGCTCAGGGTCGGTCAGGCTGGCCCCGAAGGGCACCACTTGACCGGGAGAGAACGTTGCCACGCAGGAGAGCCGCGTGTGTTCTCGGTTGGCCCATCGCGGAGACTTGATGTCTTCCACGATGATACCGTTGTCAAACTCTTTTGGGAACTTCATTTCACCTCCTAGTAAACTCGGATCCAGACGGACACGCCGCCGTGGTTGCACCAACCGAGGCAGCGCCATGTCCCTTCCGGGGCTACCTGCTGTACGTTGTTGTGGGACGCCAGACGTAGATTAGGCCCGTCAAGCAAGCCGTTCTGTCCTTGGTTAACTCCGGACACGTTCTGCAAGAAGCAGTACGAACCAATCTGGTTAGCCGAGAAGTATTCCGCCGAGCGGGCACGGAAAGCGGATAACGTCACCAAGTTAGAGTTAAGCCAAGTGGATAAGTAACCGCCCCAAGTGGCACCGTATACGTTACCACCGTCGCCTAACCAAGCGCCGCCGCCGTCTGAGTATACTCGCGACTGTACCAGCGAATCAGTGCCGCCTTGGATGCGCTGCGAGACGTACAGAGTGTTGGCGAAGTTCGACGGGCCAGTTACCGAGATACCTTTGTCGGCGTTCTTCACAGTCACGCAAGTCGCCCCGCCACTGGTGCGGATGTTCAAGTTATGCGCGTTGTCCGCATACATGAGTACACGCTCGGTGCCGTTCGGGTTCTCGAAGAAAAGGTGGGCGTTGGCAGTACCGGGTGCCCGGGAGCGGAGTACCCCGGAGAGGTCGATTACACCGTTGGCCACCTGTAGCTGAGCCGCCGCGTTAAGCGTACCGCCCGACTGAGGGTTCCAAGTGTTAGTCCACATGCCGCCGTCCACAGTGAACGTGCCCATAACCCGACCAGCTTTCCGATGCAGAAGGTAGCCATCGGACATATTGATGTGGAAGTAGTTCTGAGCGGCTGTACCGTTACCGCCCGTCTGCGCCAAAGTGACTTGGCCGCTGTTGTTCAGATACCACATACCCGCCGACTGTCCCGGCCAGTGCATTTCGAAGAACGGCCCCGTAGTCGCACCACCAGTACCGGTAGATTGAAAGCCGGCAGTATTGGTGAGCTGCCCGGTCATCGTGTCGCCGGAGCGGTTGACCTTGCCCGCAACGTTGGCGTTTGCCTGAGTGGCAAGATCCTTGGCGTCGGCAGCAGTGATAACTGCTTGGTTGGCGGTGCCAATCGCAGTCTCGGCGTTAGCCAGTGCGGTGGTCGCTTTCCCGTCGATAGCCTCGGCAGTGCTTTTGGCTTGGTTCGCTGTCTCCGTAGCCACGTTGGCAGTATTGATCGCCGTCTGTGCTTTGCCGTCAATCGCCTCAGCCGTGGACTTCGCGGAGTTCGCAGTGACCGTAGCTTGGTTAGCGGTGTTGATGGCCTGCGTGGCTTTGCCGTCAATCGCGTTTGCAGTGCCCACAGCCTGATCGGCTTTAGTCTCTGCTCGGGTAGCTTTGGTTTCAGCAGCAGCCGCAGCGGTCTGAGCCTGAGAGGCAAGAGTCTCCACGTTGCTGGCGTGTTGCTCCGCAGCAGCAGCCTCGTTCTTCGCCTGAGTGGCGAGAGTGAGCGCTTGGCCTGCTACGTTCGAAGCGTCATTCGACGTGTTGACCGCAGCGTTCGCCTTGGCCTCTGCTCGACCGGCTGTCTCAAGTGCCTCCCGCGCTACCGAGGTAGACGACGTGGCGTACTTGATAGCTTCGCGGGCGGTGTCGATTGCGAACTGCGCGGCGTCCTTGGCTTCTTCAACGAGGAAGACTGTCTGGCGAGCCAGCGCATCAAGGTCGCGCTCGGTTACGTTCTGCAAGGCAACGAAGTTGACCAGCGAGAAACGATCCTCGGTTTCGCGATACACACGCAGGATCTTGCCGGTAGGCACAGGCTCCAGCGTGATGAAAGTGTTAGGGCCGACATAGCCGAGAGGCTTGTCCTCCACGATCTGCGGAGTGGTGTCGGTAGCCGGAGTGAAGAATTGAGCCTTCACGTCTTCCGGTTTGAAATACGGTACAGCACCAGAACCTACATCGGGGTTGTTACCAGCGAACTGAACCTCGATTTGCATGATGGTGCCGTCGCCGGGGAATTCGTTGATAGACAAGTAGTCTGCCATGTTGCCTCCGATGATGGTTTTGGTGTTGCTATAGTGGCCCAATTAGAATCGGGCCACTTAGCGGTTACTCCTTCTGCATCCAGTGCGTCAAGTGTGCGGCTGGCAGCAGGAACATGCTGTTCCCACCCGGCATTGCCTTGATGATCCCGGACACGTCTTTGTCCTTGAGAGCCTGTGCAGTGTTCGCCACATAACCCAGCGCCGGTACGTTGCCCAGCACGTTCTGCGAACCGCTGCGTACACCCGACATTTCCATGCCGAGCATCCCCATACCGGCGTCCAGCGTGTCGCCGAGCATGCCGCCGAGAGAGGCGTAGTTCAGCGTGGCGCGGGCCAGCATGTCAGGCCGGAGGTTGTTCTCTCGGTAGTCTGCTGCGCGCTCGTCCGACATCAGGGCGCTGACGGCCATGACACGGGCAAGGTGAAGCGGGAGTGCGATGGACATCTGACCCATGAGCAAGCCCAGTGCCTTGGCGGTGCCGAGGTCTGTGCGAACCCGAGTCCATTGCTTCGACATAGCGGTCAGCGAGTAAGAGCGGAATTGCGTCAGGATTCGCAGGAACGAGTCGTGTACGAACGCTTGGCGCTCGCCGATGAAGTTCCCTTGAATGATCTGGTTTGCACCGCGCTCAATGAGCTGCCGCAGTTCCTGCATTGCTGCCGGGTTGTCTGTCTGGCGGATGTCGAACGACTTGAGGGCGCCAGTGTCATCGAACTCTGCGACGTTGCGCAAGTCCTTCTTGATGGCGTCCAGCAGTTTATCGTTCATGCCCATGCTCTTGAGCGCTGGCAGGTTGGTTCCGTCCTTTGCGTAGCGCATGACCTTGTGCAGAATCTGCTCGCTCACGCCGCGCACCTGCGCAGCCTGCAAGTACCGGTGCCCGGTCAGGGTGTATTGCGCCTGTGCAGCGCCTCGGATTGCCCGATCCAGCGTGCCTGCGGCGTCCTTACCGGCCAGCTCCACTTCGTCCAGAGACTGCCATGGCATGACGGTGCGGTGTTCGTCACCGATGGTTCCGCCCGGCAGCTCCAGCGAGTGCAGGAGGTCGTTCGTCTTGCCCTTCCGTACCTCGTCCACAAGGCGTGGGAGGTCTTTCACAAAGCGCATTGCGCTCTCTGTGCCCAAGTGCGCGGCGATCTGCCCAGTCTCTGCGAGCTGCGGGATCACAGCTTGGCCCAGTCGGCTGGCGCCGGTCAGGATGCGGAAGTTGTCGGCCAGTCGGTGCGCCGTGCCGTATGGCTTGCCCATAAACTCGGACATGGTTTGATCGAAAGCGTTCAGCTCGTTCGTCCACTTCTTGTCAGTGGCGCCCTTGCGGGACAGCACCAGCATTTCGCGGAGCTGGTCGATTCCCTGCTTGCCCATGATACCGCGTCGGCTCAGCGTCACGTCGCCGTTAACGTACCGGGATTGCTGGCGGAACAGCGCGCTGGTGTCCTTGATGAATGCGTCACCCAGCCGAAACACGCTACCGTCATGCAGCGTAATCTCTTTGGTCAAGTCCAGATCAAGTCGCCCTTTGGTGTGCTTTGCGCCACCACGGCCTACGCGGGCCATGTACCGTTCGATGTCTGCTTCGCTCAAGGCGTGTTGCGCCAAAGCGTCTCGCAGGTTGCTGGATGCGTGCGGGTCGGAGATATGACCCGGCGTTACGGCACCGCCAGCACCTTCAATGCGTGCGCGATTGATGTAGGTTGCGGCGACTTCGCGGGCCAGCTTCGGCCCTTGCGGCATCCCGGCCCACAGTTCGTGCAACTGGCTGCGAATCTCTTCGCGGATAGCCTCACGGTGCATCGGATGCTCTTCAATGAAGCGAGTATTCAGCATGCGTGGCGTGTAACCGATGCTGGAATCTGGCAGAAGCTCAGAACCCAAGGTCTTGGCGCTACGCTGATCCGCTGCGAGGCGGGCGAAACCCTCGTCCATGGCGTCGGCTGCGGCCTTAACGTGCGGATGCTCGTCACCGATGATACCAGCTGCGCGGTTCTCGCGGGCAGTTGCTACCAGATCGTTGAAGTTCTCGTAGTGCTTTTGCTTGAACAGGATGTCTTTGACCAGCGAGCCGCCGTTCTGGTTACGCCATGCGCTGTACGCCTCGTTGTACCGAGCGTTGAAGCTGTTGTACTCACGCTGACGGATCGCATGCTCGACTGCGGCAGTGGTACGCGGGCCACCGGCTTGCGTCGGCGACTCCAGCAGGTTAGCTGCAACCCACTTCATGATCGGATGTTCGCTGCGAGCTAGGATAAGCTGCGGCATGCTGAACTTCGCTACCATCGTGCTGTCTGCAATCGGCGCAACCCACTTGCCAATCAGGGTATCCAGCTTGGCTTGATCGAAGGTTGGCTGGTTGTCGACCATACGCAACATCTTCTCAGTGAAGATCAGGCGCTTGGCGTTGTCAGGAACGGTCGCGGGAGTGAAGCCCCACACGTCACCGACCGCTGTGCGGCGGATCGCGTCACTGAATTGCCCTTCGATGTTCCGGGTCAGCGTCCCGTCCAGCTCGTCGGCACCGTCAGCGTACAGCTTCTGGTGGTCTACGTCCGGGAGGATCCGCTCATTGTCCGGCATGCTGCGGGTAGCCTGCTGCCAGTAAGCGTTGCTGCGCTCGTTGAATACGTCTCGCGCCGTTGCGGCGATCTGTTCCGGGGTTGCATCGTCCGGCAGGCGGCGTTGCGCCTCTGCCAGCAACCCTGCGTGGAACTTGAGAGAGCCATCGACGTGGCTCTCTGCTGCTGCCTGCGTGCTGCCGTGCATTGCGCTGGCTTCTGGCGGCGATTCCTCACCAACCACGCGGCGATTCATACTGCTGATGGCGCCACCGAACAGGGCACCGAAACCAGCGGCGTAGAAGTAGTCACCCGGAGTCACATGCTCGCCAGCGGCCTGCATGGAAGCCTCGACCAGTACGTTACCCGCTGCGCCCTCAGCCGCGCCCATAAGGCCACGGTTCACTGCGCCCAGCTCTGTGCCCACCTTGGCCAACTGCGCCACCTTGCCGACGCCCATACCGGCCAGCCAGCCCGCTGGGTCAAGCACGCCACCGGTCAAACCGATGATCGTACTCACGCCGTCGCCGTGTGCGCTGATCTTCTTGTAGTTGTTGCGGGTTTCCTCCAGCCGAGCCAGCTTGTACTGCCGCTCGTATGCGCTGTTGGCGTCTGCAACCCACTCCAGATCCTCTTGGCTGAGTCCTTTGCCCCAAACCTCACGACCGGCAAGGCTGTCGAACATCGGGTCGTCCTTGAAGGCACGGGCGCCGTGGTAGTTATCGCTGAGCATCCGCACCAGAGCGCCGGTGCCGGTCATTTCCAGCACTGCCGCGCCCAGTTGATCGACCGGGCCTACGGATTCCTTGAACGCCTGCTTATCCGCAATCTCTTTCAGCATTGCCGGGACATGCGCGTCCGGTGCTGGATCAGCGTAGTCCTCAAGCGCGGTGCCGTGGCCCACGTTCTTGGTGCTGGCGTTCTTGAATGGATCGTTGCGGACTTCCTGATAGCCTTCCGCTGCGGCCTGTGCCCCGGTTTCCCGGGAGGCACCTGCATCAGTTGCTGCACTTGCACCCGCTGCTGCCCGCTGGAACGCGGACATCTTCTCAAACTGGTTGAGCTTAGCAGGTTTCTTGCCTTCTGCAATCGCCTTGGCGTCGGAAGGGGCGAGCGTACTCGCCATCCCGAAGTCTTGGGCACGGTCGGCATCGGCAAGCGACCCCGAACCGGATGTCGCCGCAGGGCCAACTTTCACTTTGCTGCTTTCGATTGAATCGAGAATGTTAGCCATGCGGCCTCCTTATAGCCCCGCTTTGCGGAGGCTGTCAGTTACATCGTTGCGGTTCCTGATCGTGTTCTCGTAGAACTCTTTCAGGTCTTTGGAGGTGAAATTCACCGTTGCTGTCTTGTCGTCCCGGAACAGCAGGCCCGAGTACACACCATAGACGTTGCCGTCCTTGTCTGTAACGTCGCGGCTGCGCATCAGGGACACGTCAGCATCGCCACCGCCGTACCAGTTGGTCAGGTCAGTCACGTTCGTCCACGGCGTTGCCTCGCCCTTCTTGCTGGTAACACTGCTGCCACCGCCAGTCAGGTTAACTGCTACGCCCTGTTTACGCGCCATCGACTGCAAGAACTTCGGGAACACCCGAGCCATTGTCTGGTCATCCGTTCCCACCAGCGCCGCCAGCGGTAACTGGTTCGGCTCTTTCGGGATCGCATACGCGCCAACGGTGTCCACAGATTGACGGCCTGCGCCTTCCATAGCTCGCATGATAGCGGCTTGCGGCGCCATACCGAGGTTGTTCACGTAGGTCTGCGCGTCTTGGGCCACGGCGTTGAACACAACATCTTTCGCGGCGTCAGACATGCCGGGCACGTTCTTCCACCAGCGGTCAATCTTGTTCATCACGCCCTTACCTTCGATCTTCTGACGGATCGCGTCCATCATCAGAGGCTTGTTGTCCACCGAGGACAGCTTAGGCCCAGCCACAACCGGCGTGCCCCATGCTGCTTTCGCGGCCTGCTGCTTGTCACCTTGGAAGGCGATCAGCGAGTCACGATAACGCTGGAGTTTCACCACGTTCTCTGCGCCCAAGTAGGCGTCAATGGCGCCACCGGACTCAGGACGTTGTGCCCATGCGTCGAGGAACTGCATTGTGCGGTCGAACTCCGGCCCCGGCACGCCGCCAGTGGTGATCTGCCGGAATGGTTCCAGCAACATCCCTTGGAACTGCGGGTTAACGTAGGCGTTACCGTGCGAGTAGTTCGTGCTGGCCATGTCCAGAGCATCTTCGGTCTTTCCGCTCGCCAGTTTGGACGTGAAGCCCTCGTTGAAAGCGATGTCTACCTTGTTGCGCGGGATGCCCATACCGACTGCGTAGTTGCCCTTGCCGCCCTGCACAAGCTCGACGGCCTGCATTGCGAGCTGCCCTTCGGCCTTGGCGTCCATCTGAGCTTTAATGCTCAGCTCCTTGACCTTATCCTGCATCTTGAACATGCGGGAATACGTGCTGCGATCCATACTGATCACGTCTTTCATGTTGAGCAAGCCGGTTTCGCTGCCTGTCTCGTCCATGTAACGCTGGTTGATCGCGTTAGCCATTTCGTGGTTCTGCGCCGGACTACGCCCAGCCGCCCCGCCCATCAGTTCGCCAATCGCGGCGCCGTACTTGTTGAAGCCGTACTCGTTCTTGACCTTGGCAGCCGCTGCATCGCGGGCCTTGATCATCTTGGTTTGGTCGTCAACGTCCAGACCGTCGTACATGCCAGTCTGCTGGAACACGCGGTCAACCCACATGTTGCCCTTGTTCATCGCCAGAGCCGCAGAATCCATGATGGCCTTCTTGTACGTCTCCGGGTTCATGCCTTCCAGTGGCTGCGACGACAGAATCAAGCTGGCCTTCGCCTGCTCAAAGTCATCCTTGTTCATCAAGCCTTGGGCGAACTGCTGCGCGATGCCGTGGAACTTGTCACCGGCTGCTTGCATCATCCCGTTGAAGCTGTTGGTAGTCTGCTGCTGTTGCCATGCGTAGTTCGCCTTGGCTTGAGTCTTCATCAGCGGCCCGAGCGATTCGACCATCTTGGACTGGATCACGTTGTCCACGTCCGCATCGCCGGTCAGGTGCTGCTGCATACCCTTGACGGCGTGTTCCCGGAATTGCTCCGGAGACATCGACGCCATACCTTGCATGTCCTGATACATCTGAGTGTTGAAGTCGTCAACACTCTTGACCTTCGCCATTGCGGCGGCGCCAGTTACCGATGCACTCGGCCCGAAGATGTTGGAGAGGAACGAGTCCTCGCCTTTGATGTCCTTGTACGCTTCGCCGACAGCTACACGCTGCATGCCTTCAACGAACTTGGACTGCTGTTCCTGCGCCAGCTTCTGCTGCAAGATCGGCTGAGCCATCTTAAACAGAAGCTCGCTGGTGCTATCCTTTTGCGGCGCGGGCGCTTGCACCGCCTGATAGCGTTGCTGCCCGCCTCCGATAACTTGGCCCAGTGATGTCGCCATTACACTCTCCCACCTATTTGAAAGAACGAGTTCGCCCCAGTGCCCGGCGACTTGCCGCCGCCTTGCGGACTAAACCACGACTTGAGCTTACCGCCCGCGCCGGACAAGTCCATGCTACCGCCCTTGCTGAATTCGCCTGTGCTGTTCGCCGCTCCAAAGAACGCCATCGCACCGGCAATCGCCATATCGCCAACGGAGTTCGTCGGGATCTTGGCAGGGCCGGAAATAGTGGATGCCGCCACGTCGTCAAGGAACACGTTCTGTTGTTGTAGAATCCCGTACTGGTTGTACAGGTTCGTCTTCTCTGCATCGTCGATTGCCCACAGATTGTCAGAATACATCTGATCCATTTCTGCTTGTGCAACGTCCGACTGGATGCTCATTGTAGCTTCAAGCATCGACACGGTAGAACCGCCAACACCGGCTGCGCTGGAGCGTGCTGCCAGCATGCCTTGCTGCTCGGCTGCCTTGACTCGATTCCGGAATGTCCCGGTGGTCATCTGCTCGCCTAACTTGGCACGCTGTTGCTCCAGCGAGTTGTGCTGCTCCCCGAATGCAGTTAGCGCGTCCCGAGTCTGGATCGACTGGTTGACGCGGTTCAACGCACCCTTAGCAGCAGCGCAGTTAGCGCGTCCCGAGTCTGGATCGACTGGTTGACGCGGTTCAACGCACCCTTAGCAGCAGCGATAACCGAGTTACCTTGCTGCTGCTGGTTCGCGGCGTAAGTGTTCGCCTTGTTGATACGGTTCTGGTTCTTGATGTCAGAGTTCTGTTTGTCCTTCTGCATGATCGCCGAGGCGGCCATCATAATCGGAATCCAGAACATTTACGCCCTCCGTCTTGTGAAGAACTGCCCTTGCCATTCGATGGCCGATAGAGTCAGCGGTAGCCAGCTCCGACCGGCCAGCTTGACTTTGCAGTCCCGAACTTCTTTGTACACGCCTACCACAACCGAGGCGGTGTCGGCCACTTGCTGAGTGTTGAGAACCCAGTCGTTTGCATTCCGTGCAACCCATCGCAGCGTCTCCTGATACTGCGTATTGTCAGCGTCCACTAAGTCGCAGATGCTCACGTCCATAGCCGAGGATTCGAAGGTGGTCACGTTCATGTTACCGAGCGTCAGGCGCCCGTCCAGAATCGCTTTACCGTCCTTGTCTCGGATGTACGGATTGGTCAGCACCACATAACTATCGAACGCCGCACCGATGTTCAGGTTAGCGTCTTGGTCTGTGCCGATCTGCTCGCGCAGAGCCGCCAACCTGCCGCCGCCCATCACGTCGCCTTGCAGCCAGTAACGCCCGGAATTCTTGTTGTAAGCTCCCCGGAACTGTCCTTGGTTGATCGCCTCGCCTGCTGTACCGATGGCAAGCCATGGCCGCATGCTGTCGATGTGCGCATCCGGCACGTCCGTGTTTAGCGTGAACCGATCGGTTACGAGATACATCGCCTGCGTGGTTGCCCGCAGCGTGGTGATGTACAGGTCGCCGTCCTTGGTGGTCATCGCTACGATGTTGCCCAGCTCCTTGTTGAACTGCCACTTGCTCCAGCTATCGAACAAACGCTCCGTGTTGTTCTGTGCGTCAAGGTAGCTGTATACCCAAACTCCGTTGCGCTCTGCGTCGGTACGGATGAACAGCGCCGATGGCGACGTTACCGCTTCGATTTGCAGAGGCTGCCCGACCAGATATTTGTTGAGCTGCTGAGTGATTTCGAACGCATCCAGAGTGTCGGCGTAAGCGCCGGTCTGCATTTGTTGGATCGTCAGCTTGCCTTCACGCTTCTGGCCGAAGAAGATCAGGTTGCCGCTGGACTCCGGTGGGCAAGTGTTGCTGTCCCGGTAGCCCGACTGCACAGCCACGAAGGCATTCTGCGGAACGATTGCATCCCGCCCCGGCACCGCGTATTGCCACTGCTTCCCGAACAGGATCAGGTTGCGGTCAAGCAAAGTCCCTGCGGTAATCACGTCGTCTTCGCTACCGAGTGCGTACACTTCAATCGGGTCGTTATCCTGAATGTTCAGGGCGCCAGTTCGGAAGAAGTTGAAGTAGTCACCAGAGCGAGACATGAACACCGTAGCACCGGCGACGATAATCAGCCGGTCTTGGAACATGCGGATGTAGTTGATTTCCCGATCAAGGAACGCCGGGAGCGACTGGCTGTCTAGGTCGCCGGACGAGCTTGGCGCCCAAGGCGGGACGTTGATGGCGGCTAGTGCGGCGAGCTTTGCGGGAGTGCTGGCAACGTAAAACGTGCCGTTCTTCACTGCGCCAACTGCACACACAAGAATAGGGGTTATAAGAACGCCGGGGCACTCTTCCCAAATCACTTGAGTCCAGCCTACCGTGGTGCCGTCCTTAGCCACTGCCTTGACGTAATACGCTTTGCCTGTACCGTTCGTTGGCTTGATCTTTACGACCTTGCCTGTACGATGCACCGTGGTAAGATCGCTGGCTTGCTTCACCGTCCGGCCTACGCCGATGAACTGCGAACCGTCGCCACCATCGTCGCATGAGATTGATGTCGCCCCGTCGATGATGATCGTGGAGCCTATAACGCCGTGCGAACCGGGCAGATGCGCCTCGATCAGTGCGTTAAGAGATTGCGCAATCGCCTGCGGCTGAATCGCCGCTGCGGATGTACCGATCCACTGGTTAACCGCTTTCTGATACGCATACACGCGGTCATTGACCAGCTTCTGGTAGTCCTTGTTCGGGGTGCCGTCCGGGTTGGTTGCCGGGATGTCCGAAGTATCCAGAATGCCCGGGTAGTAAGATGTCGGCGTAGTGTACTGCACGGTGAATACCGCACCATCGCTTGCCCGCTTCGCTGACAAGGTGTATGTACGGGAGTAAGACCCGCCCTTCACCCAGCCTGCTACCGAGTTTGCAGTGGGGCCGGTAGTGACCTGATCCACCGAGGTGTAAGTGGAAGCGTGCCCACGCGGCGCCAGCAGTACCAGATTGCCCACAGCGGTGATGCTGTTGAATCCAGACTGCCCGTACTCCGTCATCTTGGCGTCGTCCGCAGCCATCGACACGTTCAGCAGTTTCCCGCCAGTCTTGTCGAACACCACCAGCGGCGGCATCTGTGAACCTGCTACCATCTGGCGTTTGCGGTGCATGATGCTGTACTCGTTGATGCCGAGGTACAGCGACTGCTCGCCGTAGACTGCTGCGTCATCCCGAGTGGCCGCAGTGTCGCCGACTCCCGGTAAGACTTTCTCGGCCACCATGACCGAGCCGCGACGGCGGGCAAGCCCACGCACCGGATCGGACACCATGTTGACCTGTTCCCAAACTTGGCCCGGGAACCGCTGGTGCGCCACTTGCTCAGACACACCCTTAATCAGTGACTCGTAAGAGCCGGTTACTTTGCTCATGTTACCTCCATCGGCCTGTGCGCCCGTATGGAATCCGGGAACGAACAAGCGTGCTGCCTGCGGAACCCTTGTAGAGCAGGTTTGCTTTAACTGACCGGATGTGGTCAGCCATGCAGATTGCGTAGGCTTCGGTGTAAGAAGCTTCGGCCTGATTGATCTTCAATTCATCGCCGTCGTAATCCATCTGGAACTTGAACACCGCGCTGTCCCGGATTAACCGTTGAGCGTTGTATGGCAAGTCGTCGAAGGGAACGAGCCGGATGATCTTGACTTGCATGTCGCCAGTGCCGTAGTGGACTTCGGCGTTACCGTTGTCGTACAGCTTGCGGTTACGGATGCTCAGCCATGCTGGGTTGAAGTCGTCAACCGTGGACAGCGACAGGCAGTCGGTCGGCGGTCGATAGAAACCACCTTTGCCGGGAACGATGCCTTGAGGTTGCAGTCGGACGACTTCGATGTTGAACCACCAACCTGCGGCTTGTTCTTCAATCGTCACGTCCTTAAAAGCAGAACGTGCGTTGGTGACAATCGGGTTGCGATTCCCTTCCAGCGAGTTGACGGGCAGTTCGCCCATCGTGGCTAGGCAGCGGTTAACCACATCTAACTCTGTGATAAAACTCATTCGCGCGTACCTACGAAAATGGCCCACAACAGGCTCCCATAGAGGGAACCCGTTGCGGGCCAGAGGATGTTACGGCAACTCGATGGTGCCAGCGAACTCAGCGCGGTTAGGCGCCGAGGCGTAAGCCAACCAGCTATCGACGTACCAGTGCTTCGACACGTCATCGAAGAAGACCTTCGAATCGAGGTCGATGGTCGAACCCGACAGCAGAGCGCGGGACGAGAACGCCACGGCCACTACCTTGGTGAAGTCGCCAGCGTAATCGTCACCCATGTGAGCGGCAACGCCGTCAGGACGCTCGGTCGCGCCTTCAACCCAGTTCGGCATGTTCGGAGTCGGAACGACTGGAACACCCCAAGCGGAGTAGATGTGCGCCTTGATGTTGGTGCCATCGGAGGTGACGTACTCACCGTTGATAACCTGCTCGGCCTCTTGCAAGGCGTAGAAGGTCGCTGGGCGCATGAACACCCAAACGTCATCACCGGTCGGATCGACGTCTTTCTCCATCATCTGCGCGAACAGTTGACCGAAAGCGTGGTACAGCTTCGCCGGGTCGGTAGCGTCGCCAGCGGCGGTGAGCTTGACCACAGTACCAGCGGCGTGGCCTTCCAGCGAACCGTAAGGGTTCACGGTGAGGCGAGCGGTCTTGATCGCTTGGATCAGGAACGACTGGTCTTTGAACTTGGCGATGCGCTTGCCATGCTCCAGTGCGATTTCCTTACGGGCGTCGTACTGAGTCTGGAACACGTCCAGCAGTGGCAGGATGGCGCGGGCCAGAATGGTGCGGTCAACAGTGACCGAGTTCTTCGAGAACTTGGCCGAGGTGCCGTTCGGCGTCTTTCCGGGTTCGATCACTTGCAGTTGGGTAGCGCCGATTGCGTAGTTGGATACGGTCGCGGTGCCCTTCACTTGCTTGATGTTGATCATGCCCTCGGTTACGGAGCGGCGTTGCAGGGTGCCTTCGACCATACCACCGAATTCTTCGATGATCAGTTCCAGCGGGTCAGCACCGCCCAGTTTAGCGTTCGGGCGGACTACGTTAAAGCTATCCAGAGACATAGAGTCATCCTTTTGAAAGAGGTAATTGGTTTCCCTGTTGCTATAGTGGCCCAATTAGAATTGGGCCTCTTAGCGTTAACGCTGGAGTCGGGCACCCAGCGCTTGGTACTCTGCGGACATCACGTACTGATCGCCCATCTTATCGCGAAGCAACTTCGCTTCCTTGGCGAACTCGGCGCGGGTCAGCGGGGTCTGTGCAGCTTGACGGCCAGCACGGGCAGCGGCGCCATCAGCGTTCACCACCGGGGCAGCAGCCTCACGTTCGCCGCCAGCGCGGTCGTACATCGACAGCAGGTAGCCCGCTGCGATCTTGTGAGTCTTCGGGTTGCCGAACAGCTCGTTCAGTGCCTCTTTCTCACCCTCGTCCGCATTGGCGCGGCCCCACTCCATGACCGTGTCCCAGTGTTCCTTGGAACCGGCCAGTGCATGCACGTCGGCGGTGACTTGCTGGTTGAACGCTTCTTCCGCGTCAGCCGCAGAGGTCGCCGCGTCGAACAGCATGTCCACCAGATGATCGCCGCCCGGTACGTTGGCCGCAGCCAGCGCATGTTTCAGCAGAGTGAAGTTGCCTTCCATCGCGGCCTTGGCTGCCGGGTGATCAGGGCCGATGCCAGCCGCTGCGATCTGGCCCAGTGCGTAGTCAGCGTTGCTGTTGCCGGTCGATTCGTAGGACACGGCGGGTTTCGCTGGTTCCGCCGCAGGTGCAGCATTCTCTTTTGGGTCGGGAGTGCTTGCGTTCGCAGGTGCCGCCGCTGGTGCAGCTACTGCGCCGCCTGCCGGTGCGCCTTCCGCGCCAGCTTCTTCCATGCAAACGCGACCGAAGAGGTTGAAGAAATTCATTGTGCTTGCTCCTGTTGAGTGGTATCGACTGCGGCGCCGTCAGCGCCAGCTTGTTGCTGTTGTTGGATCTGTTGCATACGGGCTTGCACCTCGTCGTCGCTTGCAACGTAGCGTTTCTTGCTCACGCCCAAGCCTGCGGCGATGTCGGCGATGATGTTGGACTCTTGCAGCTTGGCGCGAGTGGCTGGCTGGATTTGATCCAACTGCGTCACGTTGGCAAGGAAGTTCATCAGGCGTTCAAGGTCGGCGTTACGGCTCAGTGCGTCCAGACCGGTAATGACCACAGGGCGCAGCTTCGTGCCCTTGATGTTCATGTCGGCTTTGCGCATCAGCCAGCGGGACAGCGGGATCTGGATGTCGCGGGCAACTCGGGAGTAAACCCCGCCCAACGATGATTCCAGTTCCATGGCCTGCAAGCGGATTTCTTCGGCGGTGACTCGCTCAGCCTGCCGGGTTACGGCGGAGCTAAGCAGGAAGCCTTGGCCTAAGCGCTGCTGGAATGTGTTGCTGATTGCCAGCACGGTGTTCAGTTGCTGGCCGACGTTGGCGAAGATCAGTTGCAGGTCGTTGACCGCACCGGGGATAACGTCGCCGTTCTTGCTGTTCTGGAAGTCCTCGGGGCGAGTGATGCCCGTTGGGTTCTGGAGCCAGCGGAATTGCGATGCCATGATCGCGCCGTCACTCAGGGACTCGCTGACCACTTCATGCGTACCGAAGTCCGCGAAGTAATCCTCAACCCGGCCCACACCGTAATGCTGGCCCAGCGGCAGGCGCCAAGTCAGCGGGTGTAGTGGGCAGTCGTCCAGAGCGTAAGTCGAACCGAACTTGCTGTAAGGCAATTCGTATTGGTCGATGTGGACGGTGATGCGATACTTGCCCTTGTGCCGTCTGCACCACGTATACATCTGGCGCATCTGGTCGGGATCGCCTTGGCGCCATGGGTCGATGTGGTCGAGAACTTCTTCGCTAAGCTCGCAGTGCGCAAGCTCTTGCTTGATGATCGTGACCAGCATGTCGCCATTGCGCGCCCGGCGTACAACGTACTCCTTGAGCGGAATGAACTCGATCTTGTCCTTGCTGCGGGTGTCCATCAGCACGTTACCGACAACCGGCAAGTGCGTCATGGCCTCGTACAGACCTTCTCGCCCACCCGACATTTCCAGTTGCAGGAGAGCATCGCGCTCGCCTTGCGACAGGACTTCGGTGAGCAAGTCCATCGTTAGGTTGTTCTCTTCGATGAACGTCTGCGCATCAGCCTCGGACATCGCCAACCGGAAGAACGGCGACGACGCCGGGAACATCGCTAGCATCAGCTTGTTCGTGAGGTTCGTTACACACTGCGCGCCCAGCGACGTTACGCCGTTGGTCAGGGAATCCCGGCCAGCGTCGTAGTTGTCGTCCGGGCACACGCTCGGAATGGTAATTTCTGCCAGCCGCTCAGCCCGGTCAAGCAGGGAAGCCCGCTTGGCGTGCATGGTCTGCCATTCTGACTCGGCTGTCAGCACCCGTCCCATCACAGGCGGATGCTCGGAGTCTTAGCGGTCGCGGCTGCGTTCGCATTGTACTTCCGGCGAGTCGATGCGCTATCGCTGCCGGAGGCAGTGGTTACGCTCGGCGTGCTTTCTTCGGCTGCGGCCTCGGCTGCCGATTGGCTGGCTTGGTCGCGGCTCGCTTGCAGTGCGGCATTACGGGCAGACTGTGCGGCCTGATCGTTCTGCTGTTGCATCTGGAATTGCATCTGCTGATTCGCGGACTGCTGCGCGGCGGCGGTCTGTTGTCGAATCGCCTCGGCCTGTTGCTCGGCGGCTTGGCGCTCTGCGTCGGCTGCGGCTCGGGCTTGTTCGGCCTGCGCTTTCGCGGCGGCTTCTGCCTGAGTGGCGCCCATGTCGAGGATGTTCTTGTCGCCTTCGCCGGTTAGCGTCGGCAGGCCGACCGCTTCCAGAACCCTGTCACCGCCGCGCAGCGGGTCAACCTTCTTGATGATCTTGCCGATCTTGCTGAATTTCTTACCCGATCCCATGTTAAACGTCCTTCTGTAGTGTGATGGCGGCCAGCCGGACATCGAATTGACGACACATGCGGGCCAGTGCTTGCTGCCGGGGATTGGCTCGGGTTCCGAACTCAAAATACCGGCAGTCCTCTTTGCGGGCGAGAGCTTCCCCAGCCGCAATGAAGTCTTTAAGGTCAACTGTCTTGCCCGGTCGCGGGCCGAACAGTTCTTCACACAGGTACTTGTCGCTGACGAACCACGGTTCGGCTACGTCGAAGAATGCCACGAACGTCTCGCCGATCACCATCGTCAGGTCAGAGGTAATCAGCTTGCTGACCGCCTCGCTAACACTGATCGGCTCTTGTCCGGCCTCGACGTAGGATTCTCGGCAGAAGTTGACAGCACAGTACATGCTGTCGTAATACTCCCGAGGGCAATCGCTTACATCGTCATACAGCAGACCGTTGAGCCAATGCTTGATCTTAATCAATGACTACCTCCTTCTCCATAACAGAGAGTGCTCGTTGAATCCCTAAGCAGTACATACCATATTCAGCACTGGATGTACTTACTAACAGAGGTTGTTCTAGTTTGTTTACAACACTGACTTTGAAAGCCTGTCTTGTAATACCATACTTTACCTCCGGTGGTCGAGATAGAGAGGCCTCCAGTTCTTGGACTTTGGACTCTTGTTGTCGGATCGTGTTACGCAGTACCGCGAGTTCGGTGCCCAAGATGAATCGGGCTAGGCGCTTCAAAATACCCATGATTTGTTTCCCTTTGCTATAGTGGCCCAATTAACAGAAGAAGTACACCGACCGGTTTACTTCCTCAAGATCTAGATCCCCGGACTCAGGAAGCTCCGGTAAGCCCTCCACCTGCGCCGCAAGCGCTTTCAGAGGGTCATGGTACAGGTACATGTCCACAAACGACCTACGCAGGATTCTGTGCAGCTTGGGCACCTCGTCGGCCAGTGCGCCGTAGTCATCGTGGACGAGTGCCAGATCGCCGCCGTCCTCGTCCTCCCAGTCGTTCGTGAAGAACGTCAGGTGAGCCGCGTCACAGCTATGCACGAAGTTCGGCGCGATGCCGTTCCGGTGCCGCCGTGGATCGCCCTCGTCCCGGAAGGTCTGGACGTTGATGCGGATACGCTTGCCTGAGAGGCTGTGACAGCTCACCCTGAGCATTTCCCGGGCGTGGTAACGCTGCCGTACCAGAAAGCCCGCAGGGTTCCTCCATTCGATGTGTGGGGCGTTCCCGGCGCACATGATGGCCGATGCTGCCTGCAACCACTCCATCGCCTGTCGGCCCTTCACGACCACCTCACCGATGCCGTCCCATACCCGGTACGACAACCACCGCGCAGCAGGCTCATTCTCGCGCTTGTCGAACTCCGGCGCACTCCCCTTGTCCATGTACTCCTTCATGATGAAGTCGCGGCAGGAGTGCCGTGTGGAGCCATACGGCAGGGTCATTACTGACCGCTTAACCAACGACCGCGAAAGTTCGTGTGACTTCCAGCGCTTGGCAATATCGCATTCGTCAATGTCCGCTTGCACGATGCCAGCAGTTGCTGTTGCGACGAGGCCATAGATGTCGTGTTGCACGGTATCGGGAATGAGGTTGGTTGCTCGCCCGCCAACCCTATCTCTAAGCATTGCTGAGAAGTGTTGAAGACCATTACAACTGCCGTCTTGTCCAAGTGGGATTCGAGTGCGAAACGATTCAGGGTCTTTCCGCCAAGCTGCATATTCAAAGCACCACGCAAGAAACTGGAAAGGTACGTCAGCATCTGTCCATTCTCGGTGGCTGATCGGGTCATCAGCGATCCGACTGATAAACTCTTCATTGTCTATCACCCATTGCGCCCGAACATCGAGCGGCTTCTTGTCTAGTTTGTCAACGGCCCACTTGTTAGCTCCGGCTACCCGGAACCAGAAGAGGCCAGCGGAAGTTCGTATAGGTGCAGACTTTGCAAAGTGGATGAGCGCTTTTGAAAGGTCGTTCCCTTGTGGGGAGAGCCCCTGTCCAGAGGCATAGAATCGGCTCCGATAGTCCACAGAATAGACAAACCAGAGCGGGTTCCCCTTGTACTTGTTCGCCACGCGGATAGCTTCGTTCGTACTCCCCGCATGCGCTCCCCGTACCTTCTGCTGAGTGTGCCATTCTCGTGCCTCCTGTCGCCATTCAGTGAACTGTGCCAGTTCGAATTCGTTCATGTCAACGATTTTGAGGTCGGGATCAGCCTGCATAAACAGAGGCTTGTCCGGCATCCCGCCGCGCTTATCGCTAACCAGCACGTCCTGTACGTCAAAATGCTCCCTTGCGAACTCCGCTACCTCAAGAATTCGCTCGTTCACCTCCCACGCAACGCTCTGCACCTTGTTCAGTGCCTTGAGAACTCGCGGGCCTACGTCCTCAATCGTTGCCGATGCCTGTCCGCGTACCATGCAAGGCAGCGTCCGGCGCATCGCATTCGTGTGCCAGCCACCGTCCATAGGCGTAACCCATGGTTTCGGCGGCTCGACGCACGGCAGATTGAACGGCGAAGCACCGGCCACGAACCCCTTAATCTGCTCGATCAGCTCCAGCAGATCCGGGTGCAGCCTCAAGTGCTTGGTTGTCTTGCCCTTCATGCGCAGATCAAAGGTTTCGATCAGCCCGATGTCAAGGCTTGCGCCCAGCAACAACGTACCCACGTCCATCTTGAGCGCTGGCTCCCACACCGGCAACGGCGTTCCGTCCTTCTCGGCACTGGATCGCATCACGTTGAACCGGTGACGCTCGCTCTTGGTCATGCGGCGTTCAAGGTCTTGCACCAGCGTGTAATACAGCTCCGGGTTCAGGTCTTCGAATTGCCTGAGAGCCACCTCGCTGTACACAGTGCGGCCAATCTCCATGGCCACACCAGCAAATACTGCCTCCCCTTCGGAGAGGCTTGCGTTAATCACACCACGGATCGTGATGTACGCTAACGCCAGCGTGTCCTGTCCGCGCAGCAGCACCTTTGATTTCGCTGCTACGCCTCGGACTGCTTTGTGAAGGTACACGTCAAGCCCCTCGCTGAGAGGCTTGATGAATCGGCGGAAGATCGCGGCGGCATATGGGTTACTCGCTGCGTCGTTCGCGGACTCGGCGGTTTCAAACCTTGCCATTGCCGCACGGCGACCGCCGTCTGCCATTTCCCGCTCAAGTTCCGCCTGATTCATTTACTCGCTCGCTTCTGTCTTGTCATCGCGCAGCCGCTGGAATCGCGGCTCACGCAGCTTACCGTCAGGCGTAATGCCCAACGCATGCACCTCAACGATCTTGCAGATCAGCTTCTCCGGATTCTCGAAGTAATCCAGACGCTCGGCGTTGGTCAGCTTACCGCCGCTGACAACTTCGTGCTTGCCGCGCCACAACACTTCGATAGCGCCAACCATGTCTTTGAACTTGCCTTCGCCCTCAATAATGCCGACCACTTCAAGGTCAACACTGATGTGGTCTTTCAGCTTCAAGACGCGGCCTTCGCGGTCGTCGCCAGCGATCCAGTGCCCGTCGATCTGTTTGGCCATCATACCGTCCAGCTCCAGCAGATAACCCGCTTCGCGGCAGGAGTCGATGAACGCCTGCACTTCCTCCACCGTGTCGTAGCAGCCCACCGGCATGACGCCAGCGGTGCGGTTGACGATGTGATTCAGTGCCTTGACGCGCTGGCAGTATGGCCGCTTGGCTTCACCGCTGCGGAACTCTTGCAGAGTCACGGCGTCGAACACCCACGCTTCCAGTTGGTACTGCGGCTTGTGCCGACGGAACATCCCGCTGATGTCCTTGAACAGCATGTGCGGGTGATACGCCTCACCGAAGTACACCATGTTCGGGATGCTGTTGACGCGGAAGTGTTCGGCGATATGCGGCATGCTCAAGCACTCCTTGCCCTCGCGGGAGAAGATGCGCACCACGTTGATCCCGACCATGATGATCAGGGAACAGCCGTCGAACTTCGGCTGGAACGTCCACTTGCCGCTGTCGAACGCCGGGAGCGCGGCGACTGCCTTGGCGCTCAGGTTGCGTTCTTCTTTCGGCTTCTGTACCAGAATCTTGCGGTCAGGCATACCCATGTTATTCGTCCTCCAGATCGCCGAATGCGGTTTCGAAGTCTTGGCGCAGTTCAGCGTACTGCACCTTGTCGATAGTGGCGTCAACTGCGGCGCCGAGAATCACCCGCGCCCACGGCTCGTTGCCGGTGTCGATGGCAGCTTGCAGGTTGTCGCTCAAGCCCTTGAACACGATTTCCGATACTTGACGTGGCTGGTTCATTGTGCTTTGCTCCGAAGAAGAAGTTGGTCAGTGTCCACGCAAGGGAACGGGCGGTCGTCAACCAACTTCCCGTTAGCCTCTGCGTCGATGATGATCGCCATGCAAGCCATCGCATGGCCGAGGTTATGCACGCCGCTATCGCTAGCGAATTGCTGGCCCTCGTTGTATTGGTCGATGTGCCGCGCCGCCGCATTCAGGTACACGCTCGCTGACACGCCAGTGGCGCGCCAGTTAGCCTTCCCGTACTTCTTGGCCCCGTCCTCCAGTGCCTGATTGACAGCGATGCGCGCCGGGAGCGGCAGATACATCAAGTCGAACTTCTTGGCTCCCTGCGCAGACTTCGGGTTCCCGTCAGGGTACGCGCTCGGAACTGCGGCGGTCGTTTTTGGGTCAGCAGTGCCGTGGTCATGCCCGTGGCACTGGCCGAGGCAAATCGCGCACGGGTAATCGGTTGCCATATCAGACAGGCTCATATCACAAACTCCCGTTCCAGCGGCCCTTCTTGTTGAGTACCATAGGCACCAACATTGGCCGGCCTTCGATGATGACGCTGCAACCGATAACCGGCTTGCGCAGCGAGTGCTTACCGTATGCAAACGCATACGAGTCTTTGTCGATCAGGCAACCGCTGTACATGCCGAAGTACAGATGCGAGCTGCTGGCGGTATACTCGATTGAGTAGTTGCCGTGGTGATGCCCGACGACCAGATTGCAGGCGTTGTGCGCCGCGTCCACCAGAATACCGCCGCTCGGCTGATGCTTGAACATCACGTCGCCCAACGGAGTCTTGACGCGCCAGCTCTCGGCCCAGTGCCAGTCTTGGCCGCTGCCGTCCGGGAACACGACCTCGCGATAACCGCGAATCAACTGTACCGGCAGGCCGTGAGCCTTGGCCTTGCGGAACGACATCGAACCGTGGTTGGAGTCGCAGATCAGTTGCGCCGGGAACTGCTTGTGCAGCTTGTGCAACCACTTCTTGCCCTTCTCCAGCTCAGCGCCTGCGCTGTCCAGATTAGGATCACTGTCGTGGAAGCTCAGCGCATGGAAGTCCAGCTCGTCGCCGAGGTTAACCACCAGCTCCGGCTGGAACTTCGCGGCCACCGCCTTGAGGAAACGCAGAGCGTCTTGATGCTGGTACGGTGCATGCTGATCCGGGATGACCAGAATGCTGCGGTACTCGCGCTTGGCGTCGAACACCTGATCCGCATACAGCGGCTCGGGAGCTTTCAGCACTCGCACTTCGCGCAGTTCGCGGTCAGTCTTCGCCATGTTACCGGCGTTGTCGATGAACAGCTTGCGCCAATACTTCACGTTCTGGCGGGTGACTTCGGTACGATTGACCGGGCCGAGCTGGCGATTGTATTCGCGGGCCGCCGCGACGTTACAACCGAACGCTGCCAGAATTTCGATGTGCTTGTTCTTGGTGAACAGTCGCATTAGGGAACCGCGCATTATTTCTTATCCTTACCCGCAGCGCGGGCTTTACGTGCCTTGGCGTTACGCGCCAATCGTTTCTCTTCTTCGGTCTTGAAGGTCGGGTGAACCATCCGAGTCTGAGGTGTTGCATGCTTGACGATGTACGCCAATGCACCCTGCATGAACCCGGCGAATGCTATATCGTCGCCGAGGCCAAAGCGTTTGCGATTGTTTTCAAGGACACCGAGAAGGCTATTACAGCTTCGATGGAGCGTGCCACGAATAAAGCCATGAGTATGGCAATGATCGAGGACAGCATCACTAGTGCTAACAGGCTGTAAGCACAGAGCGCAAAGGCCTTTTTGATCCGCACGAATCTTGTCCCGTACCGGTTTAAGTTGACTGTTGGTTAGCTTCAATTCGCTTAACCTCCGCTTTCATTTCTGACACGCGGGCCGCATGCTGGAGCAGCGCCTCCCGCAGTTTCGCCTTCTGGTCATCGCGCAGCAACAACCAATCCAGCATGTCGGTGTACGTCGCCAGCTTATCCCGGCGCAGCCACACCAGTAACAGCGTCTCGGCTAACCGAGTGATGCCCGCCGCTGGCTGGTAGTACGTGTCGTACAGCCGCAGCACTTCGTCGAAAGCATCGGCGTCATTGTCGATACCCTTGAGTCGTGCCAGTGCCCGAGCATCGCCGACTGACTCCCACTTGCCGTTAGGCTTGAGGTGGAATGGCAAGCCCTTGATGTGGTCAGCACCGTCGCCTTGCAGCGTTTGCAGCCACAGCCACTTGTGCCCATAGATCAGATCGTTCTGGCCGATCACCTCGTAAGCCCCTTGCGGAACGAACGTGAGCTGATAGGTCATCCAGTCCATGTGCCAACCCGGGTACTGCCGCATGTCCTTGTCTCGGGTCGCCGTAACGATAAGCTCCTGCTTACCCTCGGTGTACCACTTCTGCTGCATGTAGGCCATGCCGTCGTCAGCCTCGCGGTCGCCCCAAATCTTCGGAGTGAACGCCGGGCCTCGGTAGGACTCCATGAACTCTCGCAGCGTTCGCCAGTTCTTTGGCCGCTTGCTGCCTTCGCGTTGCTCCTGATACGGTTGCACCGTGGCAATCAGGAAGCGGTCTGCCTTCGAACAACCGTCAGCAGACAGATGGATAACCACGCCCTCGGCGCCAGTCATTTCCTTGATGGTGGCGATACGGGACATCGTGTTGCGCCGCGCCGTGCCGCTATCGGTGTCGTCATTCCCTGCCATGAAGTACGCAAGGTAGTCGCCATCAATACCAACCAGCCGTCCCGGCACTACGTCCGGGATGACTGAGCAAGGCATCGGCTCGTCAGCGGCTTGTGCTATTGCCTCTGCGAGCCAGTCCATCAGAGCGCTGCCAGTGCAGCCACTGCCGCATCTTCGTCACCAGCAGTTGGCGCCGGAGTCTTCTCGGCTTCCGGCACGTTGTCTACCACCGGCACTTCCAGTTCTTCCAGAGCCAGACCGCCCACGATGTCGAAGATCGGCGATTCGTTGAAGTTCTTGGCACCACGGATCTTGTTCTGCAACACGTTCTTGCTGCGGCCCGGAGTGATAACGCCAGTCTTCTCGTCCTTGCGGTCGTCGTACTTGCCTTCGATGTACAGCGAGTCCCACATTGGCTTGCTCGGGTGAGTCCACAGGAACAGCTTGAGCGGAGTCAGCACAGCAGGCTTAGGAACGATGGCCGTCTCGGTCATGTCCAGCGGGTTCGGGTTGTAGATCGGAGCGCGGAACGTGTAGCCAGTCACCTTGTCCTTGAAGCCAGCGTAAGGCGACGCCGGGTTCTTCTTGTTCGGCGAGTGGATGATGGTGGCGAGGAAGTGCTTGCCCAGCAGTTGGGCGAAGTGCGTCGCGGTCTTGTCGTAGTTCAAGGCGTTGAAGATCTTGTAGTACCACGCCTTCTCGTTCAGCGACTTCTTCAACGTCACGGTCAGACGCTCAGGAATCTTGGTGCCGTTCTCCAGCTCCTTCGGCTCATGGCCCTTGCCGCTGATTTCGAAGATCAGATCCACCTGATCCTCCGGGCCACCCGGGAACTTAACCGGATCCACCTTGCTTGGCGGCACAACCTGAATGCCGGTTTCGATGTAGCCGACCAGAGTAACGATGCAGCCGCCTGCCGCTGGTGGAGTCCAGCCGCCGCCGCCCTTCTGCGCTTCCTTCATGTCAGGTTCTTGGGATGCTGCTGCTGCGATTGCTGCGGCCATTGCTGCTTGGTCAAAGATTGCTTCGGACATGTTGTAACCCTCAGAGATATTGTGCGATGAAGTGCGTGTGAATTTCTGCGCGGAATGGTTCCGCAAGTGTGTCGATGTCGGCGACGGCATTGTCCTCAGCCATGCTCGCGCCCCACGTTGTGTCGCTTGGTACAGGCAATGGAATTGCCCAGTTGAAGTAAGCCGACATGAACGGCGATGCGCCTTCCATGCAAGCGTGAATCACTGCTGCCACCTCAGCCTTAACGCTCGGGTGCGCGTCACCGTAAGCGGCGTCGTGTACCTGATTGATAAGCAAGCCGAGGCCGCCCCAGTTCTTGCGGCGGTAGAACATTCGAACCAACAACCAGCAAGCTGCCTTCGCCCACTCGGCGCCGGTGCCCTGCACGATGTAGTTCTTGATTTCCGTTGGCGAGAACGACGACCACTGGCCGGTCTTCTCAACAACGAACTTCGGTGCGCACTGCTCCAGATAGGTGTACAGCTTGCCGTCTGGTGTGCGGTAATGCCCGGTGCCCAACGCTACCTGCTTCGCCGGGAAGTCCGGGTGCGGTACTACCTTGCGGCAGCCGCGCTTGCTGTTCGTGACCTGCTCCATGAGGTCAGCGTAGAACGGTTCAATCTCAGGGTAGCGAGTGTTCTCCGCTTCGATCAAGGCGTAAACCTCGTCGATTGGGATGCCGGTGGACTCGCTGATCTTCGCCGCGCCTGCGCCGTATGCACGCTGGAACGAGAACACCTTCGCCTTAGTCCGCTTGCTCACCCACTCAGGGAACTCAGCCGCGCCGCCCGCCAACTTCGTGTGGCACAAACGATACGCTTCGTCGTAGTCGATCCCCGCAGTCGTCGCAACTCGCGCAACGTGCATGTCAAGACCGGCCAGAAGATCCACGATCATCTGCTTGCACTTCGTCAGGATCGCTTGGATGTAAATCTCCAGCGACGAGAAGTCGGACTGAATGATCACACCCTCCGGCCCGAACCGGGACACGAACATTTCCTTGGCCTTCGACTTGCCTTCCCCTGCCTTCGGCAAGTTCTGCATGTTCGGGTTGCTGGAACTGAACCGGCCCGTCACCGTGCTGGTCATGTTGATCATGTGGTGGATCAGGCCATCAGGATGAACCAACGTGAGCATGCCTGTCTGCTTGCCCTTGTCGTCCGTCTTGATGAAGTACGTCCCTAAGTCCTTGTCGAGTTTAGCACGGCGTGCCAGATCCTTGAGGAATGGGATGTCCCGATTACCGAGTGCTTCGATGATGGCAGAGCCAGTCTGGTACACTCCCGGAGTGGCCGTCTTCCACTTGTCGCTCGGCTTGGTGTAGCCGGGGAACTGATACGTTCGGTCTTCAAGTCGGGACTTCGGTTTGTCGAAGTCGTCAACCTTAACCTGTTTCGTCTTCGGTTCGCCAGCGTTCTTGCCGCTGCTAAAGTACACAAGCGTCGGCACACTATCGCCAGCAAGGAGGGCAGTGTTGTAGGCGTCTTGGCTGATAGTTCCGCCGTCCGCCGTGAGGTAGTGAGCCTCAGTCTTCTGTGCATAAGTCGGCTGGAAGTTCTCATTGAGAATCGGCTCCCGGGATTTGTAGTTGACCGCGCCACCGAACAACATCGCCGACAACTGGATGCGACTGCCCCAGTTGAATTCGAATGGCAAGTCCTCCGGAAGATACTCGTCAAGGCGCAGCATCAGTGCTGCCAGTTCCTCTTCCAGTTCCGCCGCCAGCTTCATGCCCAGCTCAACGTCAGCCTTCATGCCGTTGCGTTCGGATTCAATCGTGAACACCAGCGCGCCCATGTTGAGCATGATGCTTCGCTGCTGCCCAACCTGCTGCGCCTTAACGACTTGGCCGAGGAACGTCTTGCGGGTGTTCTCGATGTCGCCCGGCAGATACTCCATCATCAGATCGTCCGGGATGTCGACGGTTTCCACGCCAGCATTCCACAGATCCTTAACCGCATCCGGCTTCAACACGCCGCCGTACTTCACGCACGTCTCGTCAAGAGACAGCATGTGGCTGCTCGGGTCTTGGCCCATGAGCAGGTACTCAGCAAGCTGAGCATCCCACAACTGGCCGCCGCGATTGATGAAGTCCATCCACGCATCCAACCCTTCCGGGTCATCGGCGATACCGTGCAGCACGTCGAACTTACCGTTGAAGGTAATGAGTACCTTGCACTCCGGGTTGCGCTTGAAGAACCGGGCGAGCCAACCCTTGCTGGCTGCCTTGTCCTTATGCTTTTCGAAGTACGGTTCCTTGCCGTGCTGATGCTCGCCTATCCATACCGTCCAGTTCTCCGGATCGAATGGGTTGGCCTTGCGTTTGTACGACTGCTTGATTGACGTCTCAACGTCCAGTACGGCGTAAGTCATCGTCGTAATCCCTCAGTGCTTTGTTGACGCCCTCCACAAACTGGCGGCGCATAGTGGTGGCGATCACATGGATCGGCGGAGCGAACTGCTCTCCCGGGAAAGCGCTCTCCACGAACACCTCCCGGTTGTGCCGGAAGATGCTGATGCGAACGATGTGCTGCCCGTCGCGGTTGCCCCAACCCGGATGGCGCTCGTCGGCTCGCGCCGTAACGTGAGCCTCCGGGAAGATGTGCCGCACCTCGTTGAACACCGCCTCGACCAGCGGGCCGAACGGCGTGTAAGTATCACTGGGGTACATAGCGACCTCCTGTTGCGTCCATTACCATTTGCGCCCGAGGACTCTGCGGCTGCCCTTCGAGACGTAGCTTGTTCTTGGTAGTCCCAATGAAACGGATCGCTTCCAACGATGGATCGTTCGACGTTCCGAGAGTGATAATGAAATCGGCAGCACCCTGTTTGCCAGTCTTGCTGTCCTTGAGCATTGGTAAAGTCGGATACGGTTCACCGTCACCGTCCGCACTGATCTGCGAAGTCGCGAGTACCGGGCAATCGAATCGCACAGCGCAGTCGCGCGCCCATTGATACATAGCCTCCAGCACCTGATCTGTTCGCGTCCCACCATTCGCAAGTTCACCATCGAACCTCACGTTGTCCACCATGTCGAAGATCACCAAGCCCGGTGGATGTTGCTTGAAGATCTCTTCTACCTGCCACGCCTTGAACCCGTGGATGTCGATGACCTTGATCGCTGTGCGGTCGCCGCCAATCGCCACTTCGTATTCATCCCACAACGTGCCAGCCGTTTGCTTCTTGATCAGCTCAGCCGTGCCGCAGCCGAACGCAGATTGGATCATCCGCTTGAGGATACGCTTGCCCGGCCCTTCGTTGTTGAGCCACAGAATCTGGCGCTTCTCCGGGTTGTCCGGGTACACGTCAACGAGCTGCGGTGCCCAGTGCGTAGTCAGGTCGGTGAGCGCAGTGGTCTTGCCCTTGTCAGGTCGCCCAGCCAAGATGCCGAAGTCACCGCCACGCAGCGGGCGCATCGTCTCGGCCAAGCAAGTCCAGCGCCACTTGAACCCGTCGTTCCGCACGTCTTCATCGAACAGCGACTCGTCCATAGGAACGAACGGGAGCTTTACCTTGCGCTCGATGTCCTGCTCAAACTTCGACAGCGTGTCAGCCGTCAGCTTGCGCACGTTGATTTCTTCGCCTCGTGCAAAGCGCTCGCTGATGTCGGCCAGATCTTGCGCGAGGTTGTTCTCCAACAGACGGCCCATGATCATGGACTTCGCTGTATCGTCAATCGGTTTCTCGATCTGCGAGAACACAGCGCGGTACGCTGCGGCCTGCTCCGGCGTCAACTGCGGATGGCAGATCGTGTGGAAGAACGTGTGGAACTCCCGGCTAACCGGAATCAAATCACACTCCGGCACTTCCTTGAAGTAGCTACCGAAGTCCGTGATGATGGTCGCGGTCAGTTGATCCAATGCTCGCGAGTTCACCACTCGATGCAGCTTGTCGTAGTCCTTCCGACTTCGCATCATTTGCAACAGGGATACGTCCAATGACATTTCTAATCTCACTCTTGCTATGGAACTTCGGGTCACGTTCCGTGCAGATGTCAAAGCTCTCGATCCCGAACATCAAGAGCTGGTTCTTAATCTCCGCCGCTGCGTTCCTGCCCGGCCCATCAGGGTCAAGCCATATGCCGACAGGCTGAGGATTCTTAATCAGGTACGCCCGAGCTATCGGCAAGAGCTTCGTACCCATGAGGCACAAAGACTTGCAGCCCGCCGTTCCGATCTTGTACGCAGACAGCAAGTCCTCGACTAAGACAATCGACGATCCACCTCCGAACAGCGGGAGTGTAGACTCTCGCCCGCCCGGCTGGCTGAGATACTTTGCTGCTGTCGTTCCGAATATGCGGCGCGCCTGCCAGAAAGTCAAGCGCCCATCTTCGAACACCGGGAACACCACACGCCGGGTCGGCGGATGAAAGTAGGCGCCACTCCGCGATACCTCGTCGTGGGATAACCCAGCCTTGAATAACCATACCCTTGCCTCAAGTGGCCACTCGGCCATGTCATACACCGCAGGTTGCGGCGGTCTTGTGTCAACGGCGACAGCCTGTTCGACTTGTCGCTCGCGCTCCGCTGCCTCGACTCGCTCTTGCAAGGTAGGCAACGGCTTGAATACTGGCGGGAAGTTCCCGCACCGGTGGCAGTAAGCCGACCACTTTGTTTCGTTGTGGAATACAACGAGTGGCCGACCATCACCACAGTAATGCGGATGCTTGGCGTGACCACCCACCGGCAATTGCTGAGCTAATGCCAACCACTCGTTGCTCATTTCACTTCACTCCAGAACACCAGCAGGTTACGCACACCGGACGTTACCGGCATGCCACGATGCAAGTACAGCTTACCCGGGAAGATCATGGCGTGACCTACCGGTAGTTGCGGAACCTCAAACGGCGTAGCAAAGCCGTGTCCCTTAACCTCTGTGCCGCCGCCGATATGCGTATCGCTAAGGGCCACAACAACAGTAAAGTCAGAGTCAATATCGACATGCCAATTTCCATGGCCTGTTTCAGTTCTGCGATACTGGGCATACTGAATGCTCCGCAGGTTGTCAGGCTCAATGCCGAACAGCAAGCGCGCAATCGGCACCAGCGTCAGATCGAACAGCACAGCGAGCGAGGCATGCAAGCCCATGCACTCATGCTTCAACACGACTTCCGGGATCTGGAAGTCTGGTTCCTCTTCCTCGTTCTTCTGGAACTTGAACAAGGTACTGGCTCGCACCAGAGCCGCGCAGGTTTCCGGCGAGAGAATCGGCATGGTGAACACGCTGTCATTCTCACGCCAGATAACCTCGGTCGCGTCCCGGTACTTGTCTTCCATGTCCCGCAGGTCGCGCCAGTCCGTACCGCCTTCCTTCAACATTTCCGCAGCACCCATCTGCCGGATGGCAGACAGGTGTGGGATCAGTCGAGGGTGCAACAGGTCGTCCGTGGGTACGAACAGCCGGGGATCAATCACAGACCGGCTACCGCTGCGTCAGCTTCGGTGGCACCGCCGAGGATCGAGTTAACGTCGAATGGAAGATCGACCACGCCGGTTGCAGTCTCCGGGCTTTCAGCGACTACCGCCTGAGAAACTGCGGCGTCCTGAATTGGGTCTGGAGTGCCCACGCCCTGCTCGGCCTGCTCGCCCTTCGGGTCGAACTTGCTTGGAGCCACGTCGTAGATCTTCATTTCGATGCCTTCACCGGCCATCACTTTCAGCAGCTTGGCGCCGCCTTCCAGCTCGACCACGGCGATGACCTTGCCGGTCAGTTCCTTGGCGGTGGCCGCACGACCGAACACGAACGAACCTTCGGTGCCGACTTCGATGTTCAGGCGGGCAGCTTCGGCGGCGCGCTCTTGCAGGTACTTGTCCAGAGCCACGGTGGCTTCGGTGGTCTTACCGATCAGGGTGTTGACCTTCTCGACCAGCTTCACTTCTTTGGCGTCAGCAGCGTTGGTTACGGTGATCAGTGCTTGTACGTTCGACATGGTGTATCTCCAACAGGGATTATTTAGGATGGGCACAGTTGCCCGCAATGCACACCCGCAGATGTGCATTACGAACTCAGTTAGCCGTGGCGCACTTGGCCATAGCCGAAGCGCGAGTTGCTTGGGTAGAACAGGCCCAGCAGCTTGCTGACCTTGAGGTCGCCACTCAGCGGGTCGATGCTGTGCAGGCTGTAGCCGCTGTTCATCAGACCGCCGAGCTTGGCGGAGTCCTTGTCTTCGTTGATCTTGACTTCAACCACGTCGTCATGGCGGCCCTCGTTGTAGTCCAGCAGGTCGAGGCCTTTGGCACGGCGCAGCAGGCTGAGGATGGTGCCGGTAACGCCGGAGCGGGTGTTCAGGTCTTTGCGGGCTTGTGCATTCAGCATGGTAGTAACTCCGTAAGGTGCAGCGAGAAGAGGGTTGGACAGGACGCGGCGCTCCAAGGCGCTCGCATCCATGCACGGTGTGATGTCATCGACAATCAAGATGTCGGCGCGCTTACCGTTAATCATTGAGAGCCTTCAACAGCTTGACGCAGGCAGCGCGGTTGCGGCGGCGCTCGGCTTGCTTCTGGCCTTGCTCGTCGAGCGCGGTGTGGTTCTCTTTGGACACGCGGTTGATGCGCGCCAGCTTGCGTTTGTGGCGAGCTTCTTCCTTGCTGAACTGCGTGGACTGCCAGTCGTACACCGCTTGGCGGCGTTCTTCGTGCATGTCGATCAGCTCTTCCGTGATGCGTTGGGACAGAGCGATAAGGAAAGCGGCGATCTTGATCAGCATGATTTAGTTCTCGGTTTTGACGCGCATTACAGCATGCGCAGGGTAGGAGTAGGTGACGCCAGCAACGACGACATGCACAAAGCCATCTTTCATGGCGACCTTGGCGTCTTCGAACACAGGCCCGACGAAACCTTCGCCGGGATGCTGGCCGACCTTGTTGAGTGCGCGGATTGCATCACCGCGCCCCGGTTGGCTGAGGATGATGGATACGCGGCTCATACCTGCACCATCTTGACTTTCTCTTCGTACTTCTCGACCTTGACGCGTTCGGTCTTGAGCTGGAAGCCAGCGTGTACCTGCACAGCATGGAACATCTGACCCGGGTAGCTGCGAGCCATCTGCTCGGCGACGGCCATTGCTTCCTGCTCGCAGGTGTGCTTGACCTTCGGCGGCTTGTTCGACGTTGGACACCAGACCAGCCACGTTTCAGGCTTCTGCGGCTTGCGGTTAGCCAGCTCCACCGCCTTGAGGTAGCCGGGATTGGTGAAGTTCCACAGCACGAATTCCTTGCCGTCGTTGGTGCTGGTGATCAGGCCAGCAGAGCGCAGGCCCAAGCATTCGTGAGCATAGGTCTTGTTGTCCAGACCCACGGTGCGGGCGGCTGCGTCGGTGCGGCGACCGGCAACGATCTGGCCCGGTGGAGTGGCGTGGACTTGGCGCAGCAGGTCGGCGAGGATGTGCTTTTGGTTGGTGGTCAGGTTGTTAACGTCAGCATTCACAGGCTTATCCTCGGGCAGAAGTGTCAGGTAGATTGGGTTGTTGCGGGTACGAGACGGCGAGCCGTCCCAGTTGACGATACAGAACGCACGGTCGTGTTCCACCACGATACCGATAGCGGAACCACGGCGGGAGTGTTGAACCTTGCGGCCGATTGGGAATTCAGATGGTCGTACAGCCATAATTGCGGCGTCCTTAATTGGGTCGTGAGTGAGTGGGTTATTCGTCGTCGCCCAACAGGGCGAAGCCGTAGTTCAGCATTGCAGCGTCGTGCTTACCGGACAGCGCAGTGTCTAGGCCAGTGTAAGCATCAAAGCCCTCGCTTTCGAGGTAGTCGAAAGGCACAGGGTCAAGCTCGACTTGCAACGGCTCGGCGTGTGCCAAGGCGTCACAGGCATAGGCGCTGGCTTCGGCCATAGCTGTGCTGTCGCAGTCGAAGCTGGTGATTCTTTCATAGGTGATGTCCATCAGAATTGAATCCACGTTACAGGGCCGGGCTTCTGAGAGTCAGGCACCTTGCGCTTAGGGAGCGAGCGTCGGAACTCTCGCGCTTTCTTCTCACGGTCGAGAATGAAGTCTCGCTCGTACTTGGTAGTCGAGCGTGTGCATAGGTCACGGCCTACTGCCGCGACGCCACCATTAGCTGTTCGCATGTTCGTACTTCTCTTTGGCGTCTGTCGGCCAGTCCGCGATAGGGTCGGTGATGATCCACTGCTCGCCGTCAAGCAGTGCGTTGTTTGGGTGCATGTAAACACGCGCACCCGCCTGCACCATAGGGTACAAGAAGTCCCGCACTTGGCGGAAGAAGCGGCGCTGCTTACGATCCTTGGGTTCCTTGCGGCGCACAGTCTTCATGCCACCACTGAACCAGTCTTCTTGCAGCGTCACATGCTGGCACAAGTTATCAGTACCGCAGGCGGCGGTGATGTCCTGACCGCCAGCATCGAACCACCCGCTGTCGTTGCCCCCCCCTGTCTGATGCCCAGTCGGGTTGTCGTACTCAGGCATCACGCACCAGAACATCCCGCTGACTTCGTGCCCGCCATGGGCAAGGATCTTAGGCATCCACTTGCGCGGGTTCTTGAGCCGAGTTACTGCACGGATGTATGCAGGGTAGCCGTCTCTACTGTCGCGGCAAGTCTTGAGGACAAGGCCGGGATAGTTCAGCAGCTTGAGGCAAGTGCCGTAGTTACCAGACGACAGGACGACAACAGGGAACGTGTGGTTCCCAATGCTTATCGACATGTGGTTGTCTTGCACCCACTGCGCAAGGGTTTCCATTTCCAGTTGGAAGACGGTCAGATCTTTAGGGAACATGCGATTCAGTTTCATTGGTAGCTTTCCTATAGTGCCCATGATTGGGAGTAGTAAACCAGCAATGCACACCCGCAGATGTGCATTACTTCTTCACTGCTCTGCGCAACAGCGCATGATGAACTCGGTTTGATCACAAGGGAACGCGCCGTACCGCTCGTTGTACAGCGACATCATCCCAGTGTCCGCCATGTACAGGTCACGGCACACCTCGACGAACTCCGTCTTGTGGATGTGCTTGCGGATCATCGGCCACTGCACCATAGCCAACGAGATTTCATCAGCCAGCGAGAACGTCAGACCATGCACCATGTGTCCGATGTCGTGCATGGTACGGAAGGCGATGTTACCAGCCGCGCCATAGATCGACGTGTCGTTGTGCTTGTTGCTAATGATCAGCAGACCGACAGCCCAGTCATCGCACAGAGTTTCGTAGTCCTCCGGCGCCACCCAATGAGTGTCGTCGGCGATGCGGATGTCAGGCGGCGAGCCGTTCAATTGCTTGGCGATGTAGTCCGCAGTCACGGCCTTGAATGCGTCCACCAGCATGGAAGCGGCGGCGTGCATAGTGAACTGATCCATGGTTAACCTCGACGTTGGGAGTAGGCCGCTCGCTTCTTCTCCGCCTGTTTGGCGGGTTTCAGCGCGGACTCCGGGAGAATGTAGGCGGGAATGTCTGGCGAGCCTGTAATGCGATACCACGGCTCAGGATTGCGGTGCGAACGGAAAGCATCGGACGTGATGGCGAACACCATACCGAAAGGAATGCCACCGGCGAAGTGATGGCGGCACTTGGCCTTGTCAGCACGCACCAGAGCGCCGTCAGCGAACTTGGGCTTAGGGATCTGCTGATGTTGCGGGTACGTCATTCGCCCGGTGACGGTGCCAGTCAGGGCCAGACCTCGGGTCAACAGCGCGGGTTTCTCTTGGCTCATTGGTTGGACTCCAGCACGTTGTTGGATTCGTCGGCGTGGACAGAGGCGTCCACAGGGCTGTCCAGACGGCTTTCGACAGCGAAGGTAGCGTGAGGTGCCACCACGACGTTAACGGCGCAGCCAGTGAGCGACAGCACGGCCAGCAAGGCTACCAGATTCATTGCGAGTTTCATATCCACCTCAGAGAGAAAGGGCACCTACGAAAGTGCGGCGCCCATAATTGGGTCAGGAGTGCGGGCGTCACGCCACCGGCAGGTACAGGCACCGGCATTGGAACAGTTGCACAAGGCTAGGCTCGCTACGCTTGGGATTCAGCGTAGCGTAAGTCTGGCAGGATCGGCACAGCTTGAAGCAAGCCATTAGCCTGCCATGCCAGCCAGTTGCTCAAGCAAAGCCTCGCCCTTAACTTCTACGTCAGGGTTATCCTTGCGGGCCTTCGCCGCTTGCTTGAGGATCTTGGCGATAGCCGCTTGTACGTCAAACACTTGGATCAGATCAGGCGTCGGAGCGAACTCGTACCACGGCTTCTCCCATGCCAGTGCAAGGTCAGTCTTCTTGTCCTTGGCGTACAAGAAAGGCATGTCCTTACGGTTCGAGCCTTCGTTGATGCTCACCTTGCCGTTAGCGATAGCCCATTCAGCCAAGGCATTCTTGCGGGCACCCTTCGGCAGCGAATGATACAGATCATTCAACAGAGTCACGTTGTGATGTTCGTCGATGTGAGCGAGGATGGACACACCAGTCAGCTGGATGTCAGCGTCCAGCTTAGCGCCACGCTTGGCGATGGATGCAACAGCTTTGGTGATAGCTGCGGTGCCGACGATCAGAGTTTGCTTAGTCATGATTAGATTCCCATACCTTGTGAGTTGCGGGCGGATTGCCCTTTCATAATGCGTTGATGTTTCGCGGTACTACCACGCACCGGCCTAGACTGACCCGGCTTAGCCTTAGTCTGCTTAGTATCCCATGCGTTCTTGCTCGTTGGTTCGGGATCAGTGTAATACTTGACGTCCCGCATTTCACGGAGCTTGCGTCTTGCAGTCACTGCGCCCTCACCCTTCACAGCCGACAGCTCACCGACCACACGAAAATGCTCGGTTGCCTCAGCTAGAAGACGATCGGTTGACTTGAAGCGAAGAGACTTGTCGTCACCAACGTGCTTGCGCAGTTGCTTGCCGATGTTCTCATAGTCACGTTGCCGCTGTCGTTCCACCTTACTGATGGATGAATGCTTAGCCATGCTTTGCACCTCGGTAGTTTCTACATACACCAGAAGACTAGTGCATCTAGGAACCACCGTGGTATTGGCAGGTTCCTATCAGGCTACAGTCGTCGGCAGTCACTCCCACCTATGCACCTGATCCAGTTGACTATCATCCCGACAGTCAGTCTTGCTGAAATCGTTTCCGACCAGCTCTGAGCCTAAGCCCGCCCCAGTTATTTCCATGGGAACTCGGTTGCATTCGAGTCTCTTGCACTACCCGCCGTTAAGCTAAGGATTGGACGCCGTGCCTTTAGGAGCGTCGATCAGTTCCGCTGATCCCGTCGTTACTTAGATTCCAGTCCGCTACCAGCTAATGCTAGACGCTTCCCGTACTACCCGGCTGTAACTTACCGTGTTGCTTTGTTGCCGTGAATCTTACAGCGTGGCTTCGTTCGTGTCAAGCTCACATTCGAGTTGCTGAGTGAGCGTGTTACGTTGAAGCCGGTGTAGCATGTTGCTGTGCTGCGGATGTTACCGTGAAGCGTGTTGCTTGTCAACTTGCTTTGTTCGCTTGCTGTGCCTGTCGGTCTTACCAGCTAGCTACTTAGCTTAGAGAGTTTCCAGTGCCTTAGCAGTATGTCGCCTTAGCAGTTAGTCCGTCTCGTTGAACATGTTGCGCAGTGTACAGTGTTTCTACTCTCTGTCAACCGCTTATTTCATCCTGTCCGGCTGTGTT